AAAAAATATTGTTCCGTCAATTATACCTGGTACTGTAACCGACATTATCTGATAACACTCACCAGCACTATCTTTTACTATTGCTCCAATATCAAGACCAGATAGATTCTGATACTCTAGTAAGTATGAAGGACCGCCCAAGTTTGTGCATTTCTCACCATAATAATAGAAGAACGGCATTGTAGTTGTTGTGGTTGTAGTAGTAACGGCTAGACAGTTATTCTCCTGCAACACCTGCCCCGTATTAGCTATGTTAATCGCAGCTAAGTAACCGCCAAAATCACAGTAGTACCAGAGGTAACCACCATTAAACAAATTAGCACCCAATGCATCAGAGTAAACAAAGTCGTTTACTCCTGGATAAAGGAAAGCACCATTATGGTACATAGTTACTAGAGAGGGTGTTATGGTACATGCATTAAAGTTAGATGTCATACCAGTAATGTCCATACTAAATGGAGTAATAACTGGAGCTGTCGTAGTAGTTGTCGTAGTTGTCGTTGTTGTTGTGCCCGTACATGTTGAACAGTCTGGGTATATAGTAACTGGATTCTCTATATAGTAAAATGGAAATCCTCCAATAGACGATGCCGTTATGGTCCAGCAGTTACCATCTGTAGTTTTAACTACATCTCCAACCAATATCCCAAACATACTTGAATCTAATAATGTTACAGATATAGTTGGATCTGAACAAGACGTTGCCTCAAAATAATCACCAGCAGGCAAGGTAGTAGTTGTAGTTGTAGTTGTAGTTGTAGTACTTCCAGGGCACACAGCTATATCGTTTACGTATCCATTCGAGTCAACCTTTATTACGTAGTCTGACTTGTCTATATAGTACCACTTATTACCACCAATAATAAAGTCTTCTTGATTTCTATCTAAAAATATTTGATCTCCCTTTGTTGGAACTAGTCCAGAACCAATAAAGTACGAAAGCGTAAACGATGGTGTTATAGTGCAACAGTCAGCGGATGTTTTTTTAAATTGTTCTATATCTATTAAAAATGGATTATATTCACTTGACTGTCCTATGTACACACCTATTGTTCTAGGGTCACCTGTTCCAAAACAATTCTCAGCAATTAATTCTACATTAAAATTTGTAGCCTCGTTGACGGTTCCATATAGTATCCCATTTTCAAATGTAATCCCAGATGGAAAAACTACAGAGTTACATGTGCCATTATCTGAAGCCGATCCACTACCTCGTACAACAGTTGGAATTGATAGTGCACATAGCGTTATGTCAAGACCCTGTGACACTGTTACGTTATTTAAATTACCATCGCAGTCAGTATACTCAAACAATGTAGAATCAGTTCCTCCTGTCAATATATACTGAAGACATGGAGTGTTAACGATCCATGATGTTGGAGAATTAGTTACACTTATTGGGATACTTACGTTTTCATTTATATTAAAGTATATATCCTCTTGATATATAAATGGTACCGCAAAATCAGGGCAGTTACATTCAGATACAGATACTACTATCCCTGAATCACTTACCAGACAGTATGTCTTATTTACAGGCGTTGGAATAGTACAGATAGAAGTATCAATCATATGATACGCATCATTACCATCGAATACTGACGAGCCAATTGCAGTTGTGTATATAGTGTCACCTGATACTGGAAGTAATCCTAAGCCATTATGATAGTATAGATCTAAAGGACACTGAGTGCACACATCAGCATCAGTGCCGTCAGTTATGTCTATCCAAAAACTATTTAAATAGATATCTATCTTGCTTACAATCCAAACTGAACTTGCAGAAACAGGAGATGACACTATAATTGTAGCATCGTCAAATCCAGTTCCAGCAGCAAATTTCTTAAATAAAAGACTCCCAACACCATTGTTTACTAGTCCATCATACGGTGATTGCAAAGCTATATTTGATGGGTCTACACCATAAGCTATTAATGCATTATAGTTCGCTAATGAATTTAAACCAACATACTGCGAGTCGGCAACAATAACATCACCCCACATTATCTGAAATCTAGTAGGGTAATCTACTGCATTATAGTTTATACCTGATATACCAATATCAACTCCAAGTGGAAAAGATATAGACCTGTCTGATGTTTCACCTAAAAACGACGCAGTACCTGTACCAATATTGTCAGAATAGTCCCACAATAAGTATAAATATTCATAGTCATTTGGATTGACAAAGGTAAACGTACCCTCATATATTCCTGAGTTATAAATCACAGGTATTTCTATTCGGTCGGCTATTATTATGTCTCTGTCTGACTGATCATAAAGTTGATCTGAAACTAAATAGTATAGCTTATTGTTTAGTGTAGGCACTAAGCCACTAAATGCTCCAGATGGGTCTCCCGATTTTATCGTAACAACTGATCCGTTAGATGGCATAAAGTCAACCCCACCAACTCCAGTCAACGTATCAAATAATGCAATGCTAGCATTACTAAGTATAACATTATTTATGTCATACTGAGAGCTGCCTGTATATTCAAACGATTGATTTGTATTCATTTTATTAAGATGTTGGTTTTGTTAGTACAATGTTTGTTATTCCAATAAGAGTACCACTACCCTGTGTTAATATAAATTGCTTAACTCCGCCACAATAACCGACTTGGAATATAACGCTTCTTACTGCTCCAGTATTGTTTGGAGCTACGTTGCCCCATATAAACTGATCGTATCCTCCTGGAGGTAAAAAGTAAGTTACCCAATTTGTCCCAAATCCATTGTCAATTAATTGTATACCCCAAGTAGGCTGAGGTGTGGTAACAGCAAATAAAAATATAGGAGTACCACCTATTGCAGATCCAACTGATTTTTGAGTTGGAAACAATGACAACTCACAAGGTATTGATGATATTTGATTAGAAGAAATTACATACGCTCTGTTGTATGGGTCATAACCTCCTATTTTTTGCTTATTCGTTGTGTCGATCATTAAGTCTCTAAAGTAGTCTGTCATCCCATTTGACGATATACTAGATATTTGATTTCCAGTTAAATTTAATACGACACCTCTCTTTTCGTCTGTAAAGTAAATATCACTTCCATTATAAGCGAAGCTCTCAGGGTTATTACTTATACCGTACTCCCCTGGATATGCTATCTGATTACCAAGTACTTCTGGTATAGATGCTACCTGACCACCTCCTAGAGCATCAACTAGTAAGTTCTTACCATACAATACAGATGTGACCTTGTCTTGGTGCAAAACCAATAGATCTGAGTCTCTAGCATGTAGCTTTCTTACAGGCCCGTACTGCTTGTCTAAATTCATGAAATTTGCAAGTGATAGGTTAAACTCATTTAGTCTATTTACAGATGAGTCACCCCTAAATATTCCACTATAGGTTAACGATGCAAATTGATTTTGCTCGGAGTAGTCCTCTATTATTGTTGTAACTCTTGGACTATAGCCCATGGTTGCATTCGCATAGTCATCCTTAATCCTGTATGACTCTAGGCCATTCCCAAAACAAAAGGCATTGTAGTCACTGTTTACAGAGTCTGGATGATTTAATTGTATTGTTGCACCATTTGTTACAGACGTTTGATCTTTCTCACCAATAGTGTATGCCACGCCTCCAGGAACTGTTGGTCCACCAGGGAACGGAAGGTCTATAACTATAGCGTATCTGCTAGGTACAGCAGTGATTGTGTATAATGTTGTTGGTGTTATTCCAACTGAATTTACATATACCTTTTCTCCAACAGTAAAATAATGTGGTTGAGTTTTAGCTGTTTGTGTTAACCTAGTAAATCCTGTAGCATTTTGTTTTGTGTTATACTGCCACCTTGATATATGTTTGTGATTTATAATTGGATATGTCTTGGTTAGTTCATGAAATATATCTACATCATTCTCGGATGGAACAGTTTCGCACACAATAAAATTAGATGGGGGTGTTTGTGTTATTGTAAAATAGGTTTCAATTACGTTTTGCTTATTATTTCCATCTCTTTTCCCATATCCCTTCAAAAACATTTTTACATTAGTTCCATCCCATCTATTGTATGTAAAATTAGTTGCTTCTTGATTTCCAGCAGTTGAATTATATAGCTGAATATTTGCTATTGATGGATATGGTGGATATACTTGTGTTTGTGCAGCACCAGTTGTATTTCTAAACCATACACCACGACTACCAATATCAGATCCACTATTATCATATTCTTTAAATGATAAATACGCCCCTGACTCTATAAACCACTCCTCTATATTATTGTAGTTCTGTTGAGAGGCAGGAAATGTTTGTAACGTTGTATATGCATTTGTATTATATTTATCTCTTTTTATTGTAATTGATATTAATGCACCTGCATACACTGGTCCATTACAGTTACAGTTAACTATTGCAAAACCACCTGTTTTTTTGTAGTGTGTTTCTAATAATCCTAAATTATTACCATTTGAACTATTAAAATAATTATTCCCGTTAAAAGATCTACAATTAACAATAAATTTATCTCCTAGAGATACAGATGTAGAAGTCCATTTAACTACAAATGCTAAGTTTGGTAAGTTAATAGCTGTGCCAGTTTGTCCAGTAGGTAGATTTATGTAGTGTAATGTATTTATAGTTATTGGAATATCTGCTGACCACCCTATAAGACCAGCAACATCAGAAGTATATCTGTACGTATTTCCAGGTCTTATCTGTATTGTATATCTTAAATCTATGCCTCCATAAAAACGATTTGAAACTCCTATACCATTAAATCCAGCAATGGCTTGAATACCTGGATCTTGAAAGCTAGTAATTATTGCTCCTGCATCTGATGTACTACTACCATAAAATATAGGAGATGTTGTATATCTATCTTGCATGTTCACATATCCACCAGTTCCAGCAGCATTAGAACTATTTACAAGTACAGGAACAGTGTATCCTATAGCTAGTGTATTAGGATTTGGGTTATTAGTTCCTAGAGCTGTACCACCACAAGTTTGTGCCGTAGGAGCAATTAAAAATACGTCTCCTGAGTCAATTTTAATCTTAAAATATAAACCCTCGATAGCATTAGGTATAAACGCTGCCGCCTTTTGTTCTAGCTCTAGTATCTTAAACTGTTTATTTACGTGAGTAGCACCTCCAGTAGCTGTTTTAAATATCAAATACCCACCAACCTTAAATTTGTCTCTATCTGACTCGTTAATCAAAAAGTATCTAAATGATCCACTTGCATAAAACAACCTTGGAAATATATTGTAGTATGTCTGTTTAGCCTGTTTTATTACAAGTCTATAGTTTGTAGCCCAACAAGGAGGAGAATTTTTTATTTCAACAATTAAACTATTTGCTGTATCTGAATTTATTGGTGGAATGTATACAGCGTTGCTGCTACTGTTTGTAAAATTAGTTTCTGTAGACGTAAGTGCCGTTGTCATACGTCCATAGTCATCACCATATATAATCCCTACCTCGTAGTCCCTGTCACTTCTAAATGTTGGCTTTGGAGATGAAGTATTTACAACAGCAGATGATGCATAGTTAACAGTAAAATTCATGTTTATGCCAATGTCATTGCAGTCTGCAATGTTTCTAAATTGTAGGTAGTTACCATATAGCAACCTGTTCCCTATCATGTCTTGTGCCTGAGCCCTTAACGGTACATTGTCAAACAGTCTTGTTATCTGATCTGTAGATATAGGAGCATATATTTTATTATTTCTAAATGTAAAGTTAAACGTACTGTTACTTTGTATTGACATGTTTGCCTTATTCAAGCTCTCGATAATCATTACATTTAAGCTGCGTGTATCTCTAACAAGCAGCTGTATCTCTGTTACAAATTGATTTCCTGTCTCGAATGTAATATCAGCCTTGTTCATGGTGTTAACCATTCCCTTATTGTCACCAGTTTCAAAGTCTATGTTAAGTTGGCCTGGAACAAATGCAACTGAAGAAAACGGAGATATTGAGCTGTACTCGTTGTCTATGTACTTATATCTGTACGCAAAGTATAGAAACTTCTCCTCTAAATTATTTGTTTGGATTGTACTGTCATTACTTAGTAATATGTACGGAGCGTTCATTGGAGGGTTAAGAATAACATTTATGTCTAATGGAATTCTTGGATCGTCTACACCATAAGACTTGCACCTTGTTATGTTGATTCTTCTAGGAGCATTATAGTTGTCAGTCCAAAATAAGTACGAATCACCGATCTCTCCCTCTAAGTAATTTACACCTGTTATTATTTGGCTTGGGTCAAAATTTAGATAGTTACCACCAGCTACAGTGCACTCGAGTACTCTTGACGTTGTTCCGCTTGATTGATTGTACTCTATTATAGCGTTTGATGTAGGACATGTAATAAACCAATATATAAGGTTCTTAGCCTCATACGAAACCGCACCTATGGTGGTGGTTACGCTCTCTTGTCCGACAAAGCTATTTACTGCCTGTGTAACAGGGTATACTTTTGTCGCACCCAATCCGTTCTGAAGTGCGCCTATATTAGATCCAGAAGATGTGTCTATGGTAACATTTAGCCCATGTCGATATTGTCCGTCAGGCAGTAGCCTCTCGTCAATATCTTTGTTCATCTTTCCAGCAAGGAATGTTCTTTGTAAGTCAGGCATAATTATTTAATCCATTTATCTTTACCTCTCAAGCTCATCAATAGCCTTGATGGGTGCATGTTACTTAGTCGTATTTTAGTATTTCTAAGGGTCGCTGTCTTCTCTTTCTTAACTCTAGCAATGGCGTATTCTTGAACACCAATTTTATTATTAAGCACAGCCCACTTTAGGTAAGAATATAGATACTCTTCTGCTAATTTATTTATTGTAATTTTTGTCTCGTCACCATTCTCCATTCCGTCTGACACGTACTCAAGTATGATGAATGAATTCTCAACACCACTAGAAAAATCAATTATCCCTGATGATTTGTTGATTGAAAACTTAGGATTAATGTTAGAGTCTTCAGGATTCATTCCGTACCGCTGACCTAGTCTATATCCAAAGAACCAGTCACCATTACAGCACCAACCCATAGATCCGTTATACGCACCTGGACCAGTATATAGCTCCTTATTTTGTCTTAGTATGTCTAGCTTTGAGTCAGCGATCACAACCTGACCGTTTGAATCAAACACAACCTCTAAGTCATTGTCTTGTAGGTAAGCCGTTGCTGACATTACCGTTCTATTCTCAACCAATGGGATAAGTAGTCCATTACGAAGCATTGATATTCTAACATAGTTCACGTAGTCTGGAGGAAGGATTAACTTTAGATCGTCTCCCATCTCTATCTCTAGAACCTTAATATTTCTAAGTGCGTCATAGTTTAACTCCTGCACAGCCCTCTTTGCATGAAACAATAGCGTGTACCTATCAACATTGTTTACTAGCTTGTCGTTGCCTACATACATAAGCATAAAGTTGTTAACAATGTCAAATAGACTTACGTACTGATAAGACCCCCAATTGGTATCTTGTGGGATAGTTCCATTATTTGTGTAGTACTGATAATTAGTTATATATGACATATCTTATTGTTTTTGTTGAGCGTCCTGTATCTCTTCTGATTTTGCTGCCGCTGCCACCTCTTGTTCTCTTATCGAAATACCTGCATACTGTAGTATCTTTACAACCAAATTAACAAAGTCGCTGTCTGGTAATTCAAAGTCAATAGATGTTGCTGAATCAAATAAAGCCTCACCATTTGGAGTAGATATAAATGACCAAAGGGGTATGTATGGGTATCTTATGTACCTTATGAGTACGTTATTAGTAATAGATAAAGGATAAATTTTTATGTCCTCAGATAATAGCTGGGGATTCAAGACACTCGATGTTCCAGTTGACAATATATAAACTGGATAGTTCACCGTTGGAGCAGTCAAGTTTGATGCCAATAGATTGAAAATCTTGCTATGTTCAACCCTTTCTACTTCAGTAATGTTATTGTACACTATCTTCTCTATGTAGTAATAGTCAGTAGGCGTATTAAACTTTGCAGGAGCTGAATCATATGTAAGTGGGGTGTACACCGAAAACCTGTCAAGCATCTCTGATATCTTTTGTGGAATATTTGAATACCCCTCCCCATTCAGTCGATTATTTTGCTTAACTATCTCATTTGTGTACGAGTACATGTACTGCTCAAATATTTCATTTTGAGCCATCCTAGCAAATGTATTAAATTCATCAGGAGTTATGTAACCTCTATTATCTTTGTTTACTATGTTTAGTACGGTACGTCTAACGTCATCTATCATTGGGATGCTTTTTACAAAGATAAATAAAAAAAGGCACTTAAACTAAGAATCCTTATTTCATTGATGGAATAGTAGTCGTAGTAGTTGTCATTGGTGGGATAGTAGTCGTAGTAGTTGTCATTGGTGGGATAGTAGTAGTTGTAGTAGTTGTAGTATCTCCTTTAGGTCTCATTTGAAAGGAAATGCTTGATACTGTAAAAGGTAAGTTTGAAACAGTATATGAAACATTTGTCGATGAAGTCTGTAAAGCAGAAACAACTGCATTTTGAATAGCGATACGCATGCCATCATCAATAGTTGAGGGTTCACCAATATTGGTGTTTTCACCAAAAACGCTTACAGAATCAATAGCTCTAGCAGTATAAAGTTGTTCACTTGAACTTGAATTTCCTAAATATTCAATTGTTAAAGGGTACATTGATCCACCATATTTATAGTAAATACTAATAGTTGATGGGCCTGTTTGCTCAATTAATAAAATTTGCGTTGCAGATATTAATTGATTCACAGATTCATTTGCTTCATTGACTACAGGGATAGATATAAATTTTTCCATTATTAAAAAGTTTTAATTAATTATTAAAAAACAAAGATAAATAAAAAAAGGCACTCTATTAAAGTGCCCTTTCTAACCATTAAATAATGTAAATATTATGCAAATGTTATACTAGTAATCAATTGTTGCGTAGCTCCAACCATTGGTAAAGCTGGTACGATAATCGCATCAGGATTAGATGAAGAACTATTAGCACTTGCTAAAGCATCAATAACTGCATAGTGAGATGCATAAGTAGCATCAGCAGTAGTAAACGTAATTGTAATTAAATCAGATGCTGCATGTGCTGCATAAGCGTGAAGCGTCAATGTGCTAGTACTAGGCATTGCAATAAAGTAATCAGCGTTAGCCGAGAATAATTTTCTTTCAAGAGCATTCGCTGCTCCAATTGTAAATTGTAAGAATTTTCTGTTCATTTTAAAATGTTTTAATTGTTAATAACAATGCAAATATACTAATTTTCTGAGAACTTATCGTCAAGGTATTTGTATAGATCTAATCCCTCGTCAGACTGTAGATAAGAAGACAACACATACAATGGATCTTCTCCAAATGGAATTGTCATTAATTTTTTCTTATTATCCTTAAGGTTATAAAAAATTTCTTTTTTATTGTTTCGATAAGATAAGTATCCATCAGACATAGCTCTAGCAGCTATATTGGTTACCCTTAGTGCTGGGTCATTAATAGCCTCCATAAAGTCTTGAGGATATCGTTTTGCAAACATCATCACGTCTCTCTTTAATTCAGAGGTCTTCATAGAATCTACATTTGATCCCATCAACAACCTTGCTACTGACTCAAGTGTAGAAACATCTAAGTCTCTTGCTGCTAACTGCGCATCAAGTTGGTCATACAACATCATCATGTCTTTCTGAGCATCGTTTTCATTGTCAAACTCATAAAACTCACCCCCATTGCTTGGGTGATAATGTAAAAACTCTTGCAAAACAGGATTGTTTTTTGGTACATTTAATACGCCATCCTCAAAAACAATAGGCTCTAAAATTACATTTGCGTCTTGTTCTTCTTGAAATGGTGAATTAGAATTTCTAGCATACCTAAGTGGATGATTAGAGTTTGTCTCTTCGTTATAGTAAAGCAACCTCTTTCTTGGTGTGTCTTTTGATGCTATAAAATAGCTTAGTGGAGATGCTTCTCCTCTTAATAAATAAATCCTATCCTTAGGGTCTAATTTTACTCTTTTGATCTTTTCCATTATATATAATTTAAATTAAAATTTAAAATAAAGAGGGAGACACTGTGCCCCCCTCTATATCAATTATTCTTATCCTTTAAAGATGAAGAAGTTATTTGCACCTAATGTACATAAAGCTCTTTCAGACAAGAAGTTAACCTCCATTGCATCTAAGTCACTTGTTTGTGCACCACCTGCTGAACCTGTGATCCAAGTCTTGTAACGTCTGTCTTCAGTCTCTGAAGCACGGTAACGAACGTGTAAGAATGGTCTACGAGCATTTTTACCTAACACTTGATCGTATACGCTCATTGTTCCAGCTGGAACTAATACACCATTGATTAGACCTCCAACTAAACCACCTCGAAGGGTAGCATCGTTTAAGTATTTCCAGTCAGTCTTGTAGAACTCATACCCTCTTCGGAATCCAGAGAAACCTAAGTTAAGTGCCATCTCTTCTGAGTTGTCAAATAGACCATAAGATGTACCACCTACTCCATAAGAGTTTTGAGCAGCTAACATATCATCAATATCAAAAGAGAACTGACGATTTAAGAACAATGCATTCTCAGCGATAGCTCCTTGCTTGTCAAGACGTTGTACGATTGTATCAAAGTCACCCAATGAAGATGGGGTACCACCAGACCAAACGTTACCACGAGTTTCAATAGCATTGAACATACCTTGTGTACCAGCAGATTGAGTTAATGTACTTCCAGCTGGGTAAGCAGAAGAGTTTAATTCCGTAGCAGCTCCAGAAGATGCCTCAGCAGGAACACCCTCAACCATAGCCATCTCTAAGTAATCTTCAAAACGAAGACGAGTTTCATGCTCTGACTTGATGTACCATAAGTATCCAGTAGCTCCATTTTCAGTAGTTACTTCAACCCATCCAACTTGTGCCATATCTGAACCAGACACAGTATACTTGTCCTTTATGATAATTGGTTTATTGTCAAAGAACAAATCTTCAGCTTCGTTAGATCCAAGCATACCTGAAGTACCTTTTCTAAATTCAGAACCATAAACAAATACAGTTACTGTAGTAGCGGCAGTAAAAGTTGTAGCTACGTTGTTATAGTAAGCAACTGTAAATGTACTTCCCGTAACATCAACTATTAAAGCTTTTTCCGATTCAGATGCTATGCTTTCTGAAGAAAGAAAAACAGTTTGTCCTACACGGAAGTTACAAATAGCAGATGCAGCCAATGTAAATACTTGCTGACCAGCAGCAGGAACTCCTAATGTACCAAAAGTTACAGTTGTATATTTTGTATGTAAACGACCTTGTTCTGCCCACTTGATCATGTCAGAGTTAGAAGGAAGTTCTGCACCTACCATACGTAAGAAAGATGCAATTGATCTATTACCATAACGCTCGAATTCTTGCTCGTATGTATCAGGAAGATACTGATTTAAGAAATCAAAGTTTGTAATATAGTTTGTAGGCAATGTTGCCTTTACTGAGCTAGGTGTAATTTGTACACCTGGACTTGTTTGTAATATACCAGACATTTTTTTTAGTTTTTAAATTGTTTAACGTTTTTTTATTATTAATTTGCTTCCACGTTCTTGATCTAAAACTCTAACCTGCATTCCATTACTAGGAGCGGTTTGAGGTGTTTGTCTAGTCATGTCAATATTCTTTGATTCCCTAGATACACCATCAATTGCTTCTGATTTGCCTTGCTCATAAAAGAACTTAGCAAATTTTTCTGGATTTGAGGCTACAGAAATAGCACGGTGAAAGGCTTCAGCATCTGCAAGATATCCATCATCATTTAAGAACTTCGAAATGAAGCCACTTAAATTAGCTTGTTCTTGCAATAAGGTTTTAGGTTCTGCTGGCTTATAAACTAACTTCTTATTCTCAGAAATGTTAAACCCGAAACCTTCGAATTTATCTGAAAATAATTCATTTGTTTTGTCAGAGAAATACCTAGACCTCTTCTGTTGCTCTTCATCGTTAAGCGAGGAAGACTCTCTATTTTTCTTGTAAGCATCATAAGCATCTCTTTCTTCTTGTGGAACAAAGGACTCCCTTGACTCAAGTGGAACCTTGTACTGTTCTTTCAACTCGTTGAAATACTTCTTCGCTTTAGCAAGCTCTTTTTTCTTTGCTATTTGTTTTTTCTTGATATCTTTTTCATCATCATAATCTGAATCATATGAAAAGTTACTTTCTATATCAAACTTAATATCTTCAGCGTCTAAATCTGCATTTTGACTCTTATAATATTCAAACAACAAAGAATTTGGTTCTTCAGCATCATAGTCTTTACTCAATTGAATAAAGTCTTGGATACTTCGTCCCGTTTCTTTTTTATACTTTAAAAAGGTAGACACATCTTCAGGTAACTCTTCGTTATCCCTACGTTGGTCTGCCAATTCATCTAACGATGTAATCTCTCGATTCCATCTTTTCCCAAGATATGAAAGAACTCTATTATCATCTAGATCTTCAACAATATTTCCTTCTACTACTGGTTGTAAGTTTACAGTATCTATATTCTCAGATTCAGGTGTGCCATTTAATTTCTCATCATGCTCCTTTAGCAATTGATTTTCAATTTCTGACACACTTTTTTCCTCGAACTCTACAGCCCTTACTTTAAATTCTCCTTCCATTTTATTTAATTTAATTTGTTACAAAGTTATAACTTTTTTTTATCTTTATTTTTATATTTATTACCTATGTTAATTGTATACTTTGCTCCTATATCAAAACTAAATGGGTTTAATGACTCCTTACTAATGGATCCAGATAAACTTAAGTTATTATTTTTAATAGGAATTGTATACTCACCACCAATATCTCCAAACTTATATCCTGGAGAAGCACCTGCATGAGACTTTAAAGTAAAATTATTTTTCTGTAGTGTTAATCCAGCAGATGAAGAATAATCATCAACATTGTTATAGTGACCATATAAATCTGGAATAAGCTTTAATGGGGGAGCTGTAGTAGTTTTAATTGCTCTTTTTTTCATAATTACATAGTATTAAAAGATTCTAAGTCAAATCCATCTAGTGTATCCTCATTACTCTCAAAGTTTAAAGGCGGAAGATTATTTTTTCTTTGGTTAATTAGATCTGATTGTCTAGTTGCCTGTAAGTCAACTCTATTGTCCTTTGCCTTTTCTTTTTCTTTTTCTCTACTCATTAATTGACTTGACTCCATACCTCTTAGTTGCATGTTATAGTTAAACTCTATAGCCATTAACTCTTTCTTTAGATTAGCCTCCGCTGTCAACTGCTGTATACCATACTCAGCCTCTGCCTGCTTGATCTGTATCTTAGACTGAGATTCCATTTGAAACAATTGAGCCTTTTGTTCAGCAGCTGCCTGTTGAGATTGCATATTAGTCTGCATCTGCATTTGATATTCCATCTGCTTATCCTGCTGCTGCTTCTCCATTCTCTTGCGCCTCTTAACCTTTAGCAACTCATTGCCAAGCTTAATATTCTTGATGTTTCGTATGTCAATAGCATCCTCTAGGTCAATCGTCTGTTGCTGTAACGCTATCTGTATGTTAGCCTCTAGGTTTGCTCTTTGCTCTTCATCTGGAGACAGCTCTATAAATATTCCAAAATCATGTAGATATAAATCTTTTATTTCGCTCAATATAGATACATTGGACTTTCCAATCTGCATAGCAAACTCTTCAGCAAAATCAGAGTACTCTAGTATGTCTGCAACCCTAATTGATACACATGTAGCTAAACGCTTAGTTATGTTAAGGCCAGCCTCTAGTATGTGTCTAGTAGCTACGTTAGAATTCATAGCTGCCAACTTTTGTACACCAACTAGCGCATCTGGATGAGGTAACGTTCCATCTCTAGCCTCATTAATACCTGTCACATCTCTAATCATACTTAGATAGTGGTTATAGTTATTAACAAGTGCAGCCATTTTTGCTTGACCACTATTTGAGCTTAACTCTTGAATCGGAACTCTTGCGTTATTAAAGTCACCATCTTGTGTATAACTTCTACCAATAACACTACCAGTCTGGAAGTATAACTTAAGTGCATCCTCTGGATTGTATGCAGCACCAGTACCCAAGTCAACCTCATTAATACCATCTGCATCAATAAATACCCCATCAGGAACAACTCTAGCCATTACCTGTTGAAGCTTAAGGTGAGTAAGTTGGATCTGATCAGCAAATGGGATCATTCGTCTAACTAGAGATTCCTTCATCCCCTTGTACATCCTAGGTGCGTGCAATACGTAGTTTGGTAGTGCCATCTGTGTTGCAGACTTAGGACGAACCATGTTACGCATCAACTCCCACTTTAATAAAATATTTGAACCAGCTACAAGTATACCATCATACCATACGTCTCTAACCGCCTCAACCTTTTCGAACATCATACCCTCCTCAACTGGAGGATTGAATGACTCATCCTTTCTTATTATCTTTTCACCACCATTTTCTAGTATCTTCTTTTTCCACACAAAGTGTTTAGATGTCTTGTAATTAAAGTATAACAACGTAACAACTTCATTTTGAAATGCATCATCTTGATAGCTTCTAATTATAGGGAAATAACTAGTCCAAGCCGAACCAGCATTTTTAATTTCCGTTAGTTGTTCGTCCGTTAAGTTTGGATTTATCTTTAATAATTCAGTGTAATGTACCTGCTTGGCCTCACCAAAATAATAGCAATCAGAAAAGTCAGCCTTGTCTGTATAGCTATGTATTAAATTAGCAGGATCTACGTACTCAATATTTACCCCATCATTTGGTAGGAATGAGTGTTTAACACAGGCTATACCAATAGTAGTCAAGTCATAATCTACCAGCTTTCTTGTTTCTGAATAATCATTCATCTTAAAAAGCGTATCGATCGCAACCTCTTGTGCTATTTCTATGCTTGGCTTATACTTTAATTGCATATACAATGATAACTCCTCATCATTCTCTGGCAATTCTTTTGGATCAACATTAAATGCATCGATACCAAATTCCTCCTTAGTAATATTTAAGAAGTCTTTTGCCACCATGTCAGCCTCGATCATGTCCTGAAATATGTTCTTCTTTTCAGCAGACATAACATCTTGAGACTCAGCCCTTATTTCAAAAAGTCTGTCTGACATACCGTTTACTACGATGTCTACAAACTTGGGTATAATAGGTACTGGAGTCCAGTCAAGATTTAGCATAGACATGTCTCCATTTATAGATAGCTCGTCCTTATACTTTTGTACAGGCTGCTCACCCCTAGCGTATAGCCTAAGTCTATTGAACTCTCCACGTTGGTCGTAAAACCTACATGAATTATTTCTTCTTTTAAACCATTCACCCTCTATGGCCTTGCCAACATTTAGTCCGTATTTTTCAGTGGCTTTCTCTTCCTCAGATGCCATTTGATTGGGAAACGGGTATTGATTGATTATAACTGGTGATTTATCCATTATTTTTTTATAATTTCGCTTCTTGTTCCACGATTATCGTATGTTACAAATTTAATACTTATTTTTGATTCTTTAGACTCTGGCACAAACATATATCTACGTGTAGCCATAATAGCCAAACCAGAGCTTATGGAGGCATCAAAATTAGTTCTATTATTAATATCAAATCTTGCCCAATCCTCAAGTGTTCTTGTAAAATACATAGAGCCAATATTACTTGCATCTCTATATGTACCCTCTGTATCTAGTCCAACATACTCCTCAATATAAGACTCAATAGATGATGCGTGAGCTTGCTTTACGTCCTCCGATGAGTTTGGTATGCCGCCTATCTCTAACTCTGTCTTAGATAGCTTATTAAGGTGTTTGTCTGGCCTGTTCATTGAGTATCCCCTGTATCCCCTATTCTTAAAATGATACAGCAACCTCGCTTTATTGTTCTCTGCTAGTATGGGCATACCATAAAAGATACAAGCCATCAAAACATCCTCAAAGAATATCTCTGCTGTTTGTGGTCTAGCAACATACTCTAAAAAGAATTCGTTAGTTGGGCCATTGTTCATGTGGAACTTTGTCATACCGTGAAGCGCACCATTCGATCCACCACCACCAACTACTCCAGATATGTCGTATGGGTCACACCCAAACGCACCCATGCCCTCATTACCTGGATATTTCTTGCCATTTCTAGTTATCACATTATTTCTTAGAGATACCTCTGGGACCCAAGACACATTAAAACGACCCTTTGGGTCTGGAGTCCACACCACCTTCGAATCTTTCTCACCATTTAACCAGTGAAAGTACCCCCTAGTTAGGAATCTCTCCTTTATCAAAGAGTCATTGTAGTCTATCTGTTGATATATCTTCGTCAAATTGAAGATAGACTGTCTGGACTCATCTCTAAAGGCATGAGACTCCGTTCTAGGAAATTGTCTATAAAACTCGTTTAGTGCGTCAGCGTCAGACTTCAATGATGACACCTCGTTATTCCAATATGTTATAACGCTATTTTGTATCTTGTTACCGTCTATCCCTACTACTGCCTTAGATGGATCCTCTAGTACAGGCCATCCAAATTCATCAATATACCCTTCATAGTTCCACTCCATTGGAATGAATAATGAATACAGACCGCTCTTTGTTTGACCATTTGCAGATCTATTTCTAGGGTCGCTGTCGTTATAAAGTTTCTTGAAGTTGTCACCACCCTTTGACAGTGCATTAGATGTTGACCCCATCATACACTTGCCTATAATCCTGCTACCCAATCGTAGACACGTCTTGGTTACTCGCCAGTTGTTTAATATATTCTCAGGCTTAAGCCACTTACCAGATTCGTCGTGAACAAGTAGCAACAACTTTTCACCGTCATAGCTATTGTCAGCTGTATTCTTCCAGTCAATAGTGGTGTCAAGTCCATCTATGTCGTTGTTCTTCTCCTCGTCAATATTTTTTCTTGTAATTTTGCTGGCTGGAACTCTAAATGATAGCTCTGTCTTTGGATTGTCCATACCGTCCTGAACAGGCTTAAAGAAGAATGGATAGTTTCTTACTATCGGAACTACCTTATCGGTAAACATCTTCTTGGCATCATTACCAGTTTTAGAAAGTATGCCTATCCTAGAGTCACGAACAATCGTGCCAGTATTACATACCTCTCCAGATGACATAAATGAAAACCCAGATCGTCTGTTCTTTAGATAGCATATACCAAACGCCCTATTGTCAGCCTTGCAAGCCTCCCAATATATATAAAATATTCTATTTGACTCACGAAAGTCTGGAAGACCAATATCTATCTTAGTCCACTGTAGGTACATGTAATGTGTACCCGTTACATATGTCTTCTTATTGTTGTTCGTAAACCAATAACCAGAGTCACGTCTGTCAAACTCTCTTTCTATATAGTCTATGTACTGAGACTTAAATTTATTGTCTCTCCTATTCCAGTCAAATATTGTCTTTATTCTTAATAAGTCCTTGTCGTACTCATGTGGAGACCATCTATTATTTGTGTTATCAACCTCTGCTGGTGCTGGTGGTAGTGCAATCTTTATACTATTTACTTCGTATATTTCACCTATGGTTCCATCCTTAGATATAACTATTACATCGTAGTCACTATTATATCCATAGGCCCAAGTCTTGAACTTGTTCTTTGTAGATACTACACCCTTTGGAATGTAGTCTGTGATTACACTATATAGTCTATTTTCCATTCTTTATCTTGGCCCTTCCCTCGGCAAAACCCTGCATACTTATGTCCTTTACTGGAACGTCATTCTCTCTGTTCTCTTCCTCCTCTATTTTATACAACATAGATAGCGCATCCTCAAATGCAAGCCTCTTTGATGCAGCAGCATTCTTCAACTTATCTGCCGATAGATCGTCCTCAGCGTGAGTTATTATAGGAGACTTAAGCACCTTTATAAGCTCATCAATTGCCGCCTTACCAGCCTCTAGTATCTCTATTTTTTTAGACATATGTTCTTATTAAACATTCTGTAAAGCATCTCTCCATCTATATTGAACTCGTACTCGCTCTCTGGTGTGAATGACACCACGTCTCCAATATCTGCCGAAGTGAAGTCATCGTTCTTGTACACTATCTCTCCCCAAAGTTCTTCAAATCTACCTAAATTAGTAAACATCTTATCCTCAGAGTCTATCGGCTTTATAAATAAAAATGGGGGCGTGGCCTTCCAGTCTTCAGTACCTCTCTTGTATAAGTACATCTGTTCAGGCTCAATAATGAAATAGTCATCAATAAGGTGATGCCAGCTAGACTTCTGCCTGCCCTTCATGTCATGGTAAAACTTAAATACGTTATGGTGAACAACTACTAGGTCTCCTGGTAGTACAGGTCCGTCATAGTATATAGGCACAGACTCAACTATAGCGAATCTATTAGACACAGTATGATCATCTTGAGAAGAACTTATGATGAATCTTATGTCACCATACGTCCTTAAGTTATCATACCGTCTCCCATCAAATGGTTTGATGATGAAACAGTAGGGTGACTTCATTAAAAATCAATTTTAAATTCTATTGAAATTGGCATTGTATTGGAGAACTGCTTCCACTTTATTATTTCTCCATCCTTAATTATCCATATACATATAGACCCGTCTTTTTCTGATAGTATAGACTCAATTCTATACGTCCTATCTAAGACCTCCTGTCCAACTACGTAGTGCATGCACTTCATGTAGTCTGGACCTATAGATATTTTTCTAATTATATTCACCTGTTTGAAGATTAATCTTGATGTCAGCACCGTACTTTGCAATCAGTTCATCCTGAAAAGATGAAAGATCATACGCAGATGTTTCTAGATTGGCGATAGTAGAGATTTTCTGACTCTTTAACCGAGAGAATGTTACCTCGATGTCAGCTATTTGAAATTTTAAGTCTTTGTAAGACTGGTTTAAAGACCTAAGTTTATCTAACTCTTCGTCTGAGATTTTTTTATCTTCCATTTTATTTAATTTAATTTGTTACAAATATAGTAAAAATTCGTTACATAGATATATACCACGTAGTAGTAGCATTGTCGTACTGAAAACAAATAGGGGTATTTGCTGTTAATGTAGATGGTGCACCCAGTATAGCTGTTGCTCCAGGAGTGATCCATGTTGTAGTTGCACGTGTAGCTGTAGACATAATAACGTACTTAGCACCGTTGATTGATGAGCTAGCTGTAGGCATTGTTATTGCAAAACTAGCCCCAACAACTGCTGATGTAAAGTATGTGTTTGTACTTGATATAGTAGCTACAGTTAATGTTGCAGTAGAGTTTATCAATGGAACTGAATTTAACGCTAAAAGACTTTGCACATTAAAATTTGCCGTGTCGCCATTTGCTGTACCAAAGACAGTGTCGTTTATACTTGGAGCAACTATGTTATAATTTTGTACTTTCATTTTCCTTGACCTTTATATTGTTTCTTATAGTTCTTAGATGACTTCATCTTAGATGTTTTTGTTTTAGCGTGAATCCCAGGTCTACTAATAAACCTTTTCACCATTGTCCTAACCTCTGATTGTTTCTTCATCTGTTTCTAACTGTAAAGTTAAGAAAAGTAAATGAATAAAATTTCCTATACAAGTCTATATCCAAAGATAAAACTCTAATAGGTCCTAATACTAATTTAAAATAAACTAGTCCAAAAGAAATTCTTGGCCAATGACTTATTATTTTCATAAGTTTTTAAGCATTTCGATCATCCTAGGACAAGGGTAAATATCACTCTTGTCGTGACGAACTGAGTTATGTGTAAATATACCATTCTCACCATTTAGCGCACGCTTATCAATATCAAAAATAGAGTCGTTATACTCTTTAGATATACCATAAGTATCACACAAGTAAACCAGAAGCTGTCTTGTAGACTCAATCTGCTCGTCTGTATACTTTTGCCAGTATATGTGGCCTTTGTACTTCTTACTTAAAATAGTTACCTGTGTATAGTCTACCTTTCCACCTACATAGTTATAGTAGTAACCGTTTCTTTTAGTAAGTGGTCCATAGTTACAGATCTCTATACCGATTGATATTTTGTCTAAGCTTCTATAATCTACGCCATTTTCTGCGAACACTTCAGGCTTCAATCCAAGGTGGTATGCCCAATGCTTTGATGAGAATAACTGCACTATTGTACCCTTATCACCAATAACAAATGCAGTAGCTACACGCCCCTCCTTCTGTTGGAAGTATTTTGCAACTGAAACTGCATTCCCACCACCAGCCGTGTGATGCAAGTAGATTTGTTTTTTTTCGTGAAAGTCCTGAAAGTACTGATCGTCAGATAGACGAATCTGAACTATCTTTTCTATATCTAACTCCATCTATATCGTTTTTAATTTCTTTTGATCTTTGTAGTAAATTCTTAAAAGCTGACCATATGTCGATGCCCTTCACAGCTTTATAATTCTCCGATATGGAGATGGCCTCGATACTGACAAGAACTAGCGATAGAATTTTTGTGAGCATTAATGGTATAGAAAAGAATTTCATAATGATATCATTTAGGATCCAGTAGTCTATCAAGTAGAAACCAATAACAGCCACCTCATACAGCATTAGCTTAGAGATGATAGCTGAAAGTTTCCTGGATGTAATCGCTATCTTTAACTTCTTAGCCTTCCATATTCCTGTAAGCGTATCCACTATTATAGCGAAACCAATTAAAAATAAGATCCCAGATATGGGAAGGAAGAAGGCACCAACTATCGTTAATAATTGCACGATTGATTTCTGTATTGTCGTTAACAGTATAGCTAGTTGCATTCTCATTAGATAGGTATTAATGTTTTTTTAATAATTTTTATTATTATATACACTAATAATATAATGAATACAATACCCCCAAGTACAGCTAGGAAATTTACCCACCATGGTATAAATTTTATTCTCTCTGGCTTAAGTGTCTTAGTTATAATCTTAGTTTTGATAATGTCATTTCCCTTTATAGTCTTATAAATAGTATGCACCTTAGCCTCAGAAGTATAAACATTATTCCTTAACCTTGTCTCTAGCGTAATTATCTTTCCGTCATTATCTCTTAGCTTATCTCCAAGCTTTGAAATAATATTACCAAGTGAGTCGCAGTATAGTGTGTCCTGAATATATACCGTCTCTCCAGGAATAGTAATGGTAGTGTCTCTAACTTGAGTAACTACTGATGTGCTATCCTTTTGAACGCACAGTGGACAGTACTTAGCAAGTCTCTTTTCAAGAGAACAAGAAGAAAATAATATAAGTAATATTGGTAAGTACTTCATAGATACAAATAATTAAAATCTAATTTGTATATGTTCTTCGTTGATTCTACAATTTAAAATTCCTTTAAATATGCCATCTTCTTTGTCAGATACATCTATAGAAATTAATTCATAAATATCTTCTTCTTTTAATTCAGGTTTTACTGAATCATAAAAAGCTGATAAAGAATCTTTTTTTTCATTAGACATTTCTCCTTCTCTTTGAGATTTAATTAAAGAAAGCAAATCTTTTTTATCATCACCTGATAATAAAATAGCTTTTTGTTCTTCTGTTAATTCTACTTTAAGGATTTCTATCCAAGCACCTTCGTTTACTAATTGATAATTTTTCATGTTATTGATTATTTTGATTGTTATTTCCATCTATACATAATACAGTTCTACCACCCCCTGATACAGTTACAAATGTCCCTGATGTTAGTCTGCAATAATATAAAAAGCCATCAAGTGTGGCACCACTACCACCAAATGAACTACCTCCACCTATGCAACTATTAAACACACCACTTGCTGTGCCACTGCCAAATGAATAATCTAAACCTATGCAATTAGTGAACACACCACTTGCTGTGCTATTGTCACCACCAAATGACTCAATTCCACCTGTGCAACTATTAAACGTGCCACTTGCTATGCCACCATTACCACCAAATGACATCTCTCCACCTGTGCAATCTGTAAACACACCGCTTGCTGTAGCGACAACACCACCAAATGAATTATTTCCACCTATGCAATTAGTAAACGTGCCACTTGCTATGCCTTGACTACCACCAAATGAATAATCTCCACCTGTGCAATTATTAAACTCGCCATTTGCTGTGCCACCACCACCACCAAATGAAGCATATCCACCTGTGCAACTATTAAACGTGGCACTTGCTGTGCCACCACCACCACCAAATGAATCATCTAAACCTGTGCAATTAGTGAACACACCATATGCTGCGCCACCGCCACCACCAAATGAACCAACTCCACCTGTGCAACTATTAAACGTGCCATCTGTTGTGCCACCACCACCAAATGAACCCAATCCACCTATGCAATTAGTAAACGTGCCACTTGCTGTGCCACCATCACCGCCAAATGAAAAATCTCCACCTGTGCAATTATTAAACTCGCCACTTGCTGTGCCACCACCACCAAATGAACCCAATCCACCTATGCAATTTTCAACTCTTAATAAATTTAATGAATCTGCTATAGTAAAGTTTAATGTTCCTACATCTACACCTCTTACAAATACATCATTTGCAGTTATCTCTATTGTAGATAAGCCATTAAAAACTATGCTCCTATTTCCATCTAATGAAACTAAGTCAATGTATTCTGTATCCATTTCAAAATTAGCAGTGCTAAAATCATAATTGCCGGGTGCAGCAATTACAGTAATTCTATTTGTTATACTTGGAGACATACCCTGAGCAGTAACATAAGCTGCTTGTAGCTCTGCTGCATTTTGTACATTTGTACCATCTGCTGCTACAAATACATATTGTGTACCTCCTAATCCGCCACCTATAGTATCAATAAAGTCTTGCATTGTATATGCTTGACTATTTGAGTTTACTAATGCTGACCTTTTCTCACTAGTATTTACATTTGATGAAGCGCCAATAAATTGCTCTGAAATTGGTATAATTGCCATGTCTGTTTTTTTTTACAAAGTTAATGAAAAAGAATTAAACATTATATGAAGCTAATAAAGCACCCATGTCAGTTATTGATATTATTGCAGTTCCTACTGTATTATCTACAGGCACAGCTACTGCTACTGAGCTTGCGGGGGGTACTGCTAAAGTTCCTGTAAATTCATTAACGCTTCCGTACACTATAGCACTTTTAACATTCGTTACTACTGGATAGTTACCTCCTGCTATTGGAGTTCTTAAAGTTATAGAAGCATTAGTAACATTCTCAATGTAATTAGTTACTAAAGTACCACCTTGTTTTATTTTGACTCTATTAAATGTATGGGCTAATAAATCACTAACTTGTGTTATAAAACCTGATATTACTAATGTACTACTAGAGTTAAGTGGTGATATTGTAGCAGCTGTACTACTTGCAATTATACTACCTGTAATTGTAGCATTAACAGTAAATCCACCAACAGCTGGTACTACTGATGAGTATAAATTACCTACTAATGTAAATACAGTCATTTGATGAGCCGTAGTTGTTGAAGCCGCAATACCATTTGATGTTGCGGAAGAGTGCACATTACCTGTTAAATTAACAGCCATGTTTTGTGCAACACCACCTGTCCACAGTTGAAAAACTCCATGACAACCTGAAGCTGTACCAGCAGTAATATCTCCTGTCATATTTAATGATGTCAATGAACCATTAGTTTGACAATTTATAGATAACCCATAAGCATTTATAGATGTACCACCATTAATATTACCAATTAATGTTAATGTAGTATTTGGTAATGATTGAAGTAAACAAAGTGTAGTACCTGCTACAACATTACAAACAAGTGTTCTAGTTGCATTTACAATAAATTGACCACCTGGCAATAATGTCGTTGGACATATTTCTGTAGATATTTTAGTTACTGTAATATTTTGATTTATAGTAACGACAAAACCATTTGCGTAAACATCATCTCCTGCAATAGGTATAACCCCACCATCCCAAGTGGTAGTTGCACTCCAAAGTCCTGTAGCTACTGCGTGTTTAATTGCCATAATCTTCTATAAATTTTGACTGTAAATTAATACATTCTTCAAGTGTTAACCCACTATATACCTCAGATTTTATTTCAACATTTTCACTGTCAGAAACTTTCAAAATTAAGGCATAACCTAAATCAATAGAATTAATTATTATTGAGTATTTCATATTATATATATATTAATGATAATCTATTTGTCCATGCACCTACAGCTGTTTGTGTAATTGGTGAACCTGGTGTTGTAAAGTTAATTCTTTTTATTGTCCATGTAGGTGAGCTTTCTAATGTACCTACTACAGCAGTGCCTGAGTATTGATAAGGATTTATAAAGTCACTTCTTCTCTCGTAATTTAATCCACCACCACCACCCGTAGTCTTAGGCTTACCGTTTACGTCATTTATCTCTAAATTGTCGTCACCATACATGTTGCCATTCGCATCGACTACCTGCATTATCGTATCATGTTTACATTTGGCATGTCTTGGCCAGTTATAATGTATGTCGTATCAGATACACTGCACTCTACGTATATATAGTCACCAGGATTTAATATGTACAGCATGCTGTCAGTAATAGTGTCTCCGAGTGTTAGACTCTTGCTATAAAGTTTTAAAGCTAAAGATATAGAGCTGTCATACTTATAAACATCTATGATATAGTTGTTATATGAGTTATTAAATCTCATGCTTACAATTTCAGTAATATTGTTTAACGGACACGTATGTATTATAGTGCCAGCTGGATTTATGTCTCCTTGATTACTGAATTTTCCAATCATTATAAAAATATATTTATGTAGTTCTGTTTATATTTCATTACAATCCTCCATCTGTTATAGTCCATGTATTAACAACTGTAAGTATAGCTCTACCTGCTACTCCTGCCACTGTATACTTAGCTGTACCAAAACTTATATTACAATTTGCTTGCACTCCTGAGGCACTCCATCCATTGTAGATAGCATCAAGATTAGCAGTAGAAAAAGTGGCAGGTGTTTTAGAGTTCATAAAAGTCATAAAACCTGTAACATTGGCCACATTCCACGAACCTATGTTTTGATCAAAAGCATCAGCTCCATTAAACATACTAGCCATATTAGTAACTTGACTTGTGTTAAAAGTACTTAATGGCTGATTAAATGATGTAGCATTATTAAACATTCTAAACATATTAGTAACATTACTTGTGTCAAAAGTACTTAATGATTGGTTAAATAAGAAAGCATTTCTAAACATGAAACCCATATTAGTAACATTACTTGTATCAAAAGTACTTAATGACTGATTAAAAGAGATAGCAGCTTGAAACATATTACTCATATTAGTAACATTATTTGTGTCAAAAGTCAATGATTGGTTAAAAGAGATAGCACCACCAAACATGCTACTCATATTAGTAACTGCTGAAGTATCAAAACTCAAGGCTTGATTAAAAGAGCTAGCAGATTGAAACATAGCAACCATACTAGTAACCCCACTTGTATTCCAAAGATTAATGTTGTTAATTGTAGTTATACCTGATGAACCAAACATACTGTTTAAACTAGTTATTCCTGTTAAATCAAGTACATCAGATACTGATGATAAATCTAAGTTAGGGCAGCCATCAAAATATGCTCCTGTGTCAGCACCTAACTGAAGCTGCCCCCAATGCACTATTGAGGTAATATAAGTTGAGCCCGCATAGGCCCCAAAATTCCACCCAATACAATCACCAATTATTTGAACTGTATAAGTGCCTGCTACAGCATAAGTATGAGTATTGTTAGCAAAACTATTTGGAGTAAAGAATATGCTGCTATCTCCCCAATTTATACCTCCTGAATAAGTACCTGCTGCATCATAAGGTAGAGTTATAGTTTCGTTTGGAGCTGTAGTAGTCCATGTAGTAGTGAAATATACAGAAGGAGGAGGCAAAGGTGCTGTAATAGATTCTCCATTGACTGCTATATTTATTCCTATCTGTATCATTACCAACAAGCCATAATGTCAGTAGCAGCTGTATTTGTAGCGAATACTCTTATAACTTGTACGGGTAGGAATGACCCAGCAGGTACACCTACAAACAATACGTCATCACCACCTGCGGTCATGACTCTTATGTCACCACCAGACCCAGAATATAATACACACGGCCAAACAGATGTTGCGTCTCCAACATATGGAATGTCAACTGTGTCGCTAGGTACTACTGCACTAACTCTTCCTACTTGTAATTTTTGATATGCCATCTTTTTATTTTTTTGTGCTCTTTCCGTTAGATCCGTTTCGAGCACGGTTTATACTTGCTTTTTCTTTTACAAATTTACCACTTTTTGTTGAACTCATATCCACACCGTCACCGTTGCCATATGTGCCAGCCTTTCTGTTTGCTTTATTGTGGTCGGCCCTGTATTTTTTCTGTACCTCTGTCTTGTTTAAATCCCTCTGGTACTCACGCCTCTTCTCCGCTGCCTTCGGATTCTCTGCGTAAAACTTTGATGTCTTGCTCTGTCCCATAGAATATTTTATTTATTAATAGGTCTGGACTATTCCATGCCTCTTGTCTCTTTCCACATCCGCAATCTTCAGTAGCTAACTTATCTAAACCAGTCGCCTTTGTGATAGCTGCTACAGTGTCGCCAATTCCTTTGTGTCTCTTGATTATAATCACTACTTCTTCTTTGCCATCTTTGCCATTGCGGCCTTCATTCCGTACTCCTTGATCATCTCTTTTGGACTTTCTTTCTTCTCGTGTTTCTTCATACCTGTCTTAGACGCATATTTTTCACCAGTCTTCTTTTCTGCAACCATTTTTGATTTTGCTTTCATGTTTATTTGTTTATGTTTTTATCTTTTACAATTCTTCGCATAGGTTGACCCTCAGCGTTTTTTCTAACTCTAGACATATTCGTTCCAGCTCCAGGGATGTCAAATCTCTCTGTCTCGACAGTGCCACCAGAAATGGTAGGTCTAACAGTCAGTGATCCAGGTACCTCTTGTCCGTCAAACTCTCTAGAGATATCGTAACGTTTTTTATCAAATACGTTAATAGAAGAGTTCTTAAATGGTATAGCGTTTAATCTGTCACTCTCTATCTGTTGCATAAGTACTTGCATCAATGGAGAAGGAGTAGAGTTACTAGTAGTCCTTTCCATTTTTTTTGGGCCAGTAGTAACAGATGTCTTTCTATTTTTCATAACTTTGTTTTCTAAGCACAAATATAATCAAATGATTCCAAATATAAAACAAGTAATAAGTAAAAGAAAAGAAAAAATATACCAAAGAAAGGAAGTTAGATATGACTTTCTTAAGAATTGGGGTATAATACGCAAGTGGGCCATACACAACTATGGTATAAAGTCGCAGGCTGACATGGACATGCTGATGTTTTTATACACAGAAAACCTGTTCACCAGGGCTAAGTTCCATGAGTACTCTAAATTCATGAGCTGGGATCGTGCTAGATTTGATAAGCTGCTGCGTGACGGATTTATATCCAAGTGGAGAGAACGCAGAAAGGGAGAGTACGACATGTACGAGCTGTCGTTCAAGGCAAAGAAGATGGTGGCTAGTGTCTACCGAAAGCTAATGGGGCTAGAGCCTATACCTGAATCGCCAAGAAGAAACATCGTGTTTCGACCTAACGCTACATTTGCACAGAAGACTCTAGCCATAGCAATAAAAAGAATTAATAAGGAGGCTAAAGAACACAAACAACATCCTTCTCTTGAAGAATGAACATCCTGTCGTTCTCTATAATTACCTCGTGACCAGATACCCTGTCGAACATTATCTTGTCCCCTATCTCCATACCAGAAACTAGAGGGCCAAAGTTGATGACATTACCGTACTGGTAGCGCATGTCTTTGTACTCGTCTCCACTCATTATAAGACCACTCGAGGTGGTCTTTTTTTCTACTAACTTATCAACGATAATATATTTATTTAGAACCTTCATAGTCTCTTATGTTTGTTATAATTGCGTTTGTACTCATAATTGTTGTTGCCACAGACACAGCGTTAAGCAGTGCGTTCTTAGTAACCTTCGTTGGGTCTATAATGCCCATCTTCATCATGTTACCGTACACCTCGTTCTTTACGTCATATCCCTCGCCCATGCCTGCCAACTCTAGCTTAATAGCATGTGGGTCCTTGCCTGCATTTATAAGTATCTGATTAAATGGTGAGCTCAAGGTATCGAACATTATGTTCTGAGCTATGCTGTCGCCCATCACCAAGTCTAAGCAGTTCAGCAGTGCAACACCACCTCCAGGAAGTATCCCGTCCTCCATCGCAGCCATCACCGCACACACAGCGTCATCGATCCTGTCCCTCTTCTCCTTCTGCTCGATGTCACTAAGCGCACCAACATATATAACGCCAACACCTCCAGATATGTTTGCAATCCGCTCCTTCAAGAACTCTCTGTCGTTTACGTCTGTAGTCTCCAACACCTGGTGCTTCAGGTCAGCCACCCTCATGTCGATGGCATCCTTCATCTCTGATGTGTTCATAAATACCGTCATATTCTTCTTCACAACGACCTTGGATGCTCTTCCTAGGTCAGACATAGAAATAAGTGTTAGGTCGTCTCCAGTGTCCTCTGAGAGGTACGTACCGCCAAGTGCCACGGCTAGGTCCTCTAGCAGGTCCTTCTTCCTATATCCAAACGATGGTGGTATAATATTGCAGGCCTTGATCTTGCCCTGTGCCACGTTCACATTTAGTGTGTTCACTGCGTTCTGACCAAGCGTGCCTATGATCAATAACGATCTACCCTGACTAACAATTGGAGCCAGTATAGACTCTAGGTTTGATAGGTTGTTTATCTCGTGATCTGTGATCAGTACGTATGGATTGTCTAGCACACACTCCTGCTTCTTGTGGTCGTTGATGAAGTACTTAGACGTGTATCCACGATCTATCTTCATTCCACTAATAATCTCTACGTGAGTCTCAGAGTTCATACTGTTCTCCACGGTAACCATGTCAACCTCGCTGAATGCGTCAGAGATCATCTTGCCGATATGCTTGTCGTTGTTTGCACTGATAGATGCCACGTCATACAGCTTCTTGCCAGTGACCTTCTTGCTCATCTTGCTAAGCCTAGCCACAACAGATGCCGTGATGTCGTTGATCTCACGTATCACCTCTATCACGTTAGTGTTTGGCTCAACGTGCTCGTCTGCTGAATTGATTATTGCCTCTGCCAATACGATCGAGGTGGTCGTTCCGTCACCAGCAACTGTCGATGTCTTGTCTGCCGCCTGACGCATCATCATAACGGCCAAGTTCTCGGTGGGGTCGTACAGGTTGATCGACTTTGCAACCGTCACACCGTCCTTTGTTACGGTAATACCACCTACGTGGTTCTCTGACTCTATTAATACCGTCCGACCTCTGGCACCCAAGGTGCTTTTTACCGCCCCAGCGATAATTTTAATGCCGTTTTTTAATTTTTTCTGGCCTTCATCGCCAAAATAGACTTGTTTTACTATCATTTGATTATATTTTGGTCAAATTTAGTAAAATTTTATCATATAAAACAAAAAACCCACCGATTGGTGGGTAATTTTTATTGTTTTTCTTTTTGTTTTGATACTACAGTTTTAATCAGCTGTCTGTTTGCAGCAGCTTCTGCCCGAACTCCTTGCCGAACCTGTCTTGGAGTAGCGGTTGGGTTTGCTGTTGCAAACTTATCCTTCATCTGGCCTCTAGTAATAGGGGATGTAGAAAAAGAACTAGTTGGTGTAACATCTGCAATTTTAGCCTGCTGGGTTGAGATGGTATTTCTGTTGGCTGCGTTTGCCATTTGGCTTTTGTATGTCTGAAATTCTTTATATCCAGACATAGCTCCCTCTCCTCTTACCTGCTTACCGTCTTCAATAACCGTTTTAGTTCTCTCTGGTGTAAAGTAACGTAGATTTGACCCTTTACCCTCCACAGTAAGCCCTGTTACTGAACCTATAGACAAGTCAGCATCTTTAGCGTATCTAGTTGCCTTTCTGATTTGAGAAAGGTCAGCACGAACTGCTTTCGCATCTTCAAATCGACCCTCTTTTCTAATACGTTTTACCTCTCCCTTTGTCTCCTGCTTTAATGTCCTTAGTTCGCTTTCAGTTTTACCTGTTATTTTTTCACCTGTTGAAGTGTTGTCTCCATAGTATGCAGCAGATCTACGTTGCTCAGTGTTATATTTTATTTTATTAGGTCCAACAGATCTCTTATTAAATGGCTGTGACGCTCCCTCAATACCAGTCCCACCACCTGACTTTATTTTAGTGTATCCCATACGAGATCCCTTTTTTTCTGTCATTACTGGAGCAGTCCAACTAGGTGCCTCACTTGCTGGTCTTAGTTTTTGTTTTTTAGTTGAAACTGATGTTATCTTCATTGGAAGTATCTCTTCATCCCAATCCTGAACGGGCTCCGAAACTGATGATGTCTTTCTCTTTTGTGGGGCTATTGGTTTTACATACGTAGGTAAAGACTTAGCACCAGACCCTCTATCTGTATTATTTTCGTAATTTTTTGTGAATGCTTCTGTATCTGCTCCCTTTGGTACTCTAATTTTTGAAGATACCATCATTCCTGGATTAGTTTTTTGATCTGAAGCATTAACCCTAGCCAGTTGTTCTTTATTTAAACTTGATCCCCACTGACTTTCAATTGGAGTTCCCATCTTAGTATACTCATTGTATTTCTTCATGTTCTCGTTATACTTAGCCATACTGGATGAGTATTCAGATTCAGCAGAAGACTGATCAGCTTTAGATTTATTGTATACTTCTAAATCAGCGTTATACTTAGCCTCTTTAGCAATACGCTCTGGAGTTTTTTTTGGTGTCTGTTTTTCAGACTTTACAATAATCTCTGTTGGTGGATTTGTAGTTTTAACGGTACTCCTACCAAATTTTAGTGCCATACTATTATTATTTTTATTATTAACAAATTGATCTCTAGCTCATAGTCGTCATATATATCGTCTGGTTGGAATAATTCGAAACCTAAGTTTAAACCAAATGACATTCTGTTTTCTATGTAGACTTCCATGATACAAAGATATGAAAAAATATGATTGGATATGTGTAGGTTTTGGGTAATAGGGCCATCTGACATGAGCCAGCCCAAAAGGAAAACGATTTGAAATCGAAGGGGGGGTCTACCTTTTGGTCTATTGAGTCAGAATTTTCTAGCTTTTCCTAGGGCGTAGCTATGCACCTCCGCTGTGCAGTTGATACCACTACAGCCATCGCTACCACTACACCTGTGCTACCTCTGATGACCATCTATCAGCCGACCGACCGATAGTCCGACCGACCTACCGCCCAAAAATGTTGTACTATAATTTGCATTATGTTAAATAGAAACGCATTGAGACCAATCGATATGTCGACCAATCGACCGACCGAAATGAATGCATCTGAACCAATCGCACGGCTGTAGTGAGGGGATAACAACAGCCGTTACAAAAAAATAACAAACTTTTTTTAATTATTTTTTGTCCTCGTAACTCATTGATATACAGCAAGATACATCATATATTTGTAATAATAACGTGTCAATTGAAAAAAAACTTTCACACAAATTGTAACATTTATAAACAAATGGAGTTATAGTAATGTCGGCAAACGAGCCGAGGTTGATTTTGAAGGGCGAATCGGCAATCCCCGTTATGACTGAAATTCAGTAGGTCTTGACAAACAGGTCACTCCCCCCTCGAGGGTATTAGTATCGGGACTGCGGTCAAGCAGGAGGTTAAACACCGAAAATAGACAGAGGTAGTGCGTAACACTATCGCCAAATAGCATAACCAAAGGCTTGAGGCACGAAACAATATAGAATCTATCAGATAGCATCTGATAAGGTTAACTGACGAGTCCTTAGTGGACGAAACGGCCTTCGGGTCGTCTTAACCAATAAAAACTTAGAACTTATGAAAAGCGAAATCACATTAGAGCAAGTATTATCACATCTTGAGTATATGAATAAAAGAGGTGTTGAAAAATTAAACATTGAAGATGTAATAGCAATAGTTAAAATGATAAGGTTAACTGACGAGGTCTCAATGACCGAAACGCTGTGAAGCGTCTTAACCAATTAAAACCTATACAATGAAAACTGAGAAAGCCCCAATCGTTTTTTTAAGCGGTGTAATTCTATTAGCAGTAGTTATCATCTACAACGTAATGACCGTAGGAGTACATTGCTCTATCTAAAGGTTAACTGACGAGTCTTAGCTAGACGAAACAGCACTCGCAAGGTGCTGTCTTAACCAATTAAAACCTAGAAAAAATGACTAGTAAAATCATTAAAATCGAGGGAGCATTCGAGATATGGGGCTTCTACAACGAGGGAGTATTAATCAGAACTAACAAATTAAGAGTAAGAGCATGGAGGTAGTACTGACGTTCATAAACATCAGCGGAAAGCAGGTCGTTATGAAGAAAAAATTCTCAAACGAGGGTCACTTAAACAATTTTATCAACTATATCACGAATCGTTATAACTACATGTTTGACGAGGCGTGGTACCAAAACTAGAACCTATGAAACCGATATCAATTTTAATCGCAATGATAGTCATAAGCATATCAATTTTAATAGCAACGATAAGCGGTTGCGCTATGGTCAAAGAGACCGAAACATGCACTGGCTATTGGCCTGACAGCATCTTGAACCCTGAGAACGAGGAATTCATAACTGAGGTGGCGTTCAACTTAGGCATCGAGAATAGTGAGGTAACTCAAGAGCAATTTAACCAACGCTATGCAATAATTAATAATTAACTAAAAAAAAAGAAATGGATAATATAACAACATATATCGGTGTTTGCTTAATGATTTTATCATTATCTATGATTATATATGTCACTATTAGCTTAAATACAAAGCCATGATATATCAACTGCAATACATCATTAATGGCTCGACTATATATGAGAGCTATTACTTTCCAAATATGGCATTATGCTATTGGAAGCGAAATCAATTGATGGCTCAAGGAAGCCACAAGTATGGAGTATTTAACATTATTAAAAAATAGAAATTATGAACGAGCGAATGAACAACATCGGCTTCCACAAGACCGATGGATACATCAGAGAGATAACCATCAGAGAGCAATTGAACCGCAACATAAACCTTGTGGGCATCAACGACATCAAGCATCCAATACACGGCATAATTGACGTTGATAGAGACAAGCTAGAAGACTTGTTGAAGTTTACAGAGGAGGAGCTAAGAGATATGTCACCCGAAGAATTTATGTAAGGTTAACTGATGATGGATTCAATATCCGAAACGGCATATAGATGTGCCGTCTTAACCAATAAAACCTAGAAAACATGAGAGCAATCGTAAATGTAAACCACAGAGATATGAAAGGTCGTGACCACAAGGTACACGAGATAATCGGTAACAGAGTAACGTTAGAATGTGTGCTAGAACACGAGACAATCCTCGTAGACTTTACAATGAGAGAGGTACAGATGCTTGTACAAAATAACAACGTACAGGTGTTCAGAAATCAAGCGGACAGGGATGGATACTTTGTAAACTATTCACCTGTACACGGCTATGTCATAGAGTACAGCATGCCTAATGGTAGGGAGTTCAGAAACGTAGTAAAGAACCCGTTCGATACTGATAACTACAAGGCTATTTCAGACAAAGATTACACAGCTAAATTTATTAACCAATAAAAACTAGAACTTATGAAAACTAACCAAACAAGAAAAGTTTATTGTGTCTTAGAAAATGGGACACATAAATTAGTTGATGACAAATCATTGGCAACAAAGCTATGTAAAAAAGATGCTGAACATATGTTAACATCTTATGGTAGTGCAATGATAGAGGAGCTAAACAATTCAGACTTCGATAGATATATCGTTGTTGCAGAAACACAAAGCAAAGGAAGTTATACAATTTAAAACCTAGAACTTATGGAAAGATATGCAAGAAAATGTGATGCTACGGGACGTGGTATGAACGAGGGTTATGTTGTTGGAGCAGGTGACCTACACTTCTCTGAGAAGCAACACTTAATAGAATACTTACGAGGTGTAGAATGGGAAGATAGCAATGACGTTAGTTCAAGCGAGATGGACACAGATGCTGACTTGATGGATTACTTCTACAACGAGGAGTTCTACTACTACACAGAGTGGGAAGAGATAGACGATGATGTGTACTATGACGAGGATGGAAACGAGTATGAACTTTAAAACTATGGACATGTATAAACTACTTGAGAGTGATGGAATGGGATATTTCAATACTCACACGGAATGGCTAACGATAGAAGAAGCGGAATCAATGCGTGATGAACATGCTAATGACTTCCCCGAATCAGATTGGATTATAGAACAGCACGATGATGAACCACCAAATGAAAGGCATTATAATGAAGATGCATGTGACGGATGGGAAGACATATACCCTATATACTAACTTTAAAACCCAGAACCTATGACAACTAAAGAAATTAAATTAATACGAAAGTACATTGGCCTACGAGATGATTTAATGGACTACACGATGGTGCATTTTGATGCTATGTCCTACGATATTGACGGATACCTTGACGAGGAGGAAATCGATATTAATGAATTAAAAAAGCAAGTCAAGGCATTCGAAATGATGCTCAAGGCTTACGAGCTAATCGACTATACATACGGATAACCAAATTTAAAACCTAGAAACTATGAACAAAATTGATCAAATTATAGCATACGAATGTGGTATGCTAGACGGAGCAGGTATGGTGTACCTATTCGCTGAACTAATAAAAGATGGCTCAGCATGGAGTCTACAAGGTCACTACGGACGGACGGCCAAGCTATTAATCGACCGAGGCATCATCATGCCTAACGGGGACATAGACGAGATGTCGGCAATTGAGTGTGGAATTGAAATGTAATTAACCTTTAAAAACCTAGAACAAATGAGAGTAATTAGAATCAACACAACAGCATGGATGGAAGAGGACTTCTATCTATTGACAACACTAGACGATGACCAAATCGCTGAGGTCATCCAACCAATCGTTAACGCAGAGAGAGACGGCGAGGAGTACTACGACAACTACATCTTGTTACAAGCATTGAAGGATAGATTTCCAATGGAGTATGCGGACATGTACACTGAATTCGATAAACTAATATTTTAAAACCTAGAACATATGACTGATGAAAGATTTAAAAAACCAATTGGATGTACGTATCAAGAAAAAGATTTATTAGCACAGAGAATTTTTGGAACTATGTATTTCAATTGGCTAGATTCATGGGAACAATTCCATTTAATTCAAAAATATAATTTAGATAAAAATTTACAAACCAAATAAAACCTAGAACATATGAAAAACCTACATGACTTCGTGGACTCCATCATCGAGAATGGTGGAGCCACATTCAATCTATCAAATGGTACATCACCAACAACGGGCTATGCGGTCAGTCTGAAGGGAGGCTCCAAGACACCAATAGACGAGACCCGACAATCGATCGAGCAGACAATCAAGGAATTCATCTCTATACACGGGCTAGAACTATCTATGCCCGAGAACCATATAGGCGGATGGGTAGACGATGGATGGCTGTACCTTGACGTATCAATTGTTCTTCCAAACCTAGTGGACGCAATCTTGATGGGCAGGATTAACAATCAGAAGGCTATCTTCAACATTGACAACGGCCATTCAATCGACCTATGATTGTGAGTGTTGAAATCAAATCACCTAAAAACCTATCAATCAATCGTTTAACTATTTTCAGTGTTGACTCGTGTTGATTTAGTGTTGATTTTTTTTTCTGAAAGCCTTGCTACCATTGACTTTGTGTCGGAATGTTGATTTTGAAGACAAAACTAGCGTGAAATTAAATAAAACTATATAGTAGAACTATATAGTACTATATATATATAATTTATTTTTTTTTTCTCTATAGAAGGGTAAAAATTAACATTCTAACACTAACCTAGCAGTACCAAGGGCTACAGAATTTCAAATCAACATAAAATCAACATAAACCAACACTAATCACTAAAAACCAACACAAAATGGAAAAAGACAGAGCATTATTCGTAGCTTACTACTATTGGGGCTTCGAGCAGAACGAGAGCGTATGGCAAACATTCGATAAGGTGTACAGCCTATCTGAGAAGTTTGTCAACAGCTACAGCCAAGACAAAAATTGGGAAGACGAATCATTTGAGGAGTACATGGATAATTATTTAAAGGAGAACTTATGACAACGACAACAATATTATCAAAAACGGGTCAAACGAACATGGGTGGTTATTTCAAAAAAATAACTGCTAAACTTGACAAGATTGATGGCAATACATATCCGTATCGGGTATATTATATGTACGATACATGTGATGAATGCTATGACTCTCTTGAAGAGGCGACTATTCGATTTAATGAAATTTCAGAAAGTATAATTTAACCCCTAAACAAATGAAAGAACAAACCGCAGTAGAATGGCTATTCAGCCAATTAATGTTAATGAGAGATGAACAAATGACTACAAATGAATTGATGAATGTATACGGCTCCGCCTTAATAATGGAGGAGGAGCAGATAATGAGTAAATTTAATCTAACCCATAAAACTATGAAAGCAAAAATCAATCCTATCCTCCGATATGTCGACTTGACTTACGGAGTTGAGACCAAGACCATCCAATTTGATGACCTAGACGAGTGGTACACCATCGAGTTTGCCGAGGGCAAGTTTGACGTTCACTTCGACTACATGCAGAAGCACGAATTTAAGAACGAGAGAGAGTGGCTAAACTACATCATACAGGCATACCCGTACAACAATGACGTTGACTACGAGTACCAAGTTATTAACCATATAGAGCTAGAGCTATGACTACCTACCACATATGCTTCGAGATATCGAGGGGTCTATGTTCGGGAGTGAACGTAGACGCAAGGAATTATGCTGAGGCCTTAAAAAAGTTTGGCGATAGTAATAACATTATATATATTTGTAAGTTATGAGAGCGTATAAGATCAACTACACTGTATTCGGGAAGGATAGATTTGTAGACAAGGTATGGGCAAATTCTAAGGAAGACGCTACTTTTTATTTCAACATGTTCTTTATTGACATAGGAGCCACAATCATATCGATCGAGCCATCGGTCGTTCAATTTTTGGTTCATGAAACTAATTCAAACTAAATTCATTACGAGTGAAAGGGGACGCTGAAAACCTTATAGAGTAGGCGCAATTAAATAAATTATAATATGAAAATTTTATTAATGACAATAGGATTAGCACTAAGCTATACAGCAAGTTCACAATGGGTAACCAAAAAGGTTGACAATGGATTTGATACTCCATACAAGATTGCATATACTAATGTTGCTAAAAATCAATGGTTAAAACTTGAGAATTATAATAATGAAATATCTTTTTATATTGGAGGTGTATACATATGTGATGATATTGTAAATGTAGACATGTCCTTTTTGGTTAACGGGGTATATCAAAAATACAATCTATTAGATTGTTATGTCTCTGATGATAATGAGACAGTATTCTTTGTAGACAATTTGACAACACATGAGATGCTATCTAGCTTCAAAAGTGCTTCATCAGTAAAGGTAAGAATTAATGATACTACATGTAAATCAGAAACATATGAGTTCAAGATGTCAGGAAGCACAAGTGCATATAACTATGTGGTTGCTCCTTGATGCACTTTGTAAGATATCTATTGGTATGGGTGAGCCAAAACTTATCCATACCTTTTTGGATGGTTGGTCATGTACATTTATCAATGAATGTATATGCTGACATCCACGAGATACTAATGTCGTGTGGCATGAACATCATTGTGGCGATAGGATTTTTTATTGACTATAAAAAAACGATATGACAGAAGAAACAACAACAGACGATGCGATTGACTATTGTTATGATCACGTAATTCGTTTTATAAAGGATATGAACGACATGGGAATTGATGGAGCAGAACAATTTCACGGGCTAATTGATTTATTAGAGAGCGGAAAAATTTCTCCAATAGACCTAAAAGATTATGGTATGAACTATTAAAATAAAGACAAATGGACAAAGAACAAATGACAGCAATTATCCTTGCCTACATGCTAGAGCTAAAGGATGAGTACGAGGAGATGGTATCGGAATTTGGATACAAAGACCAAAGTACTCAGAGACTACAAACTAAGTACACAACACTACTAACACTAATCGAGAAACTAAAACTAGAGTAATGAGACAAAAAAAAATAGACATAGCGATCATGCACTGCTACCGACAGCTATACGCATACTCTACACCTTCAGCATCGTTTGACGAGCTATTCAATAATGCAGAGATAAACGAGAGGGGTCAGAAGGTGATACCATACATGGACTACGAGATAGACGAGAAGGTGTTCGATGAGATAGTAGATGACACGATTAAAATTTACAAGATAAAAGAGAGGGGCTTCCGCCCGAGCATAATCCTTGGGTGCAGTCCAAGGTTCACTAAAACTTAAGACATGACAAATTTTTTAATATCGTTTACAGTCTTCACGTTATCGTGTTGGCTTCCATTAAAGTTTATAAGGTACAGATTCATAGCACTTTCAGGTATAATAATAGCTATGGGGTCGTCTATATTTCTTGTGTACTATATGATTATTGCACTTGGAGAATTACTAATTTAAATTAAATATGAAATGAGAAAACTTAAAACAACGATGTTATTCATAGGAATATCGGTAACATCATTCGCACAAAACTTCGTGGGTTTAGACTCGGTGCGATTAGATAACGGGGACGATGTATTCTCCTCAGTCTTGAAGACAAAAAACGAGGCTATTCATACAATCATGCGTGTAATAGACGCTAATGATCGAGACACAAACTATACTGTTATAGATAAAAAGTCTGATGTTTTAATAGTAACATATTGGCCTGACTATAAAAACAAAAATCGTATATATTTTTTATCTTGTAACAAAATACAAAATGGAGGTTATATATTAGTTGTCAAACACCAAGAGAATGTGTATGATGAATTATTATTATTAAATAAATATCTATATATATATGAACCAGAATAAATCATGGAACGATCTGACATCGGAAGACAAGATCTACCGAACGGGATACAGCTCGTGGTACGTAGACCACGGAGTTAAGATAGAGTTGTTTGACTCTGACAATCGCATTGAGATTATGAATACCATGACCTCTAGCGACAAGTACGAGAAGATAGATGAATTTCAGATGCTTGTATTCGAGAACAACGGCTGGCTGGCAGGTTGCTACAACCTAAACGTAGACGTTTGCGAACGAAAGATTAAGAAGGTAGATTCTTTGATACGATACGCTGAGATGGACTCTGACCTGTACAACATTAACGAGCTAACGGAACGAAAACAAAAATTGTTAATAAAAAAAGATAGATATTCATTGCTGTTAAGCGAAATTTTATAATCTTTGTAACCCCCTAATTAAATAAATATATATGGCACACTGGAGAAATCTAATGAAAGACAACAAGTACCTAGGCTCGTGGGACTTGGAGGTAAATGGAAAATACGAGCCAAAGGTTGTAACAATCGAACGGATATACCAAGACGTATTTGTGGGAGAGATGGGCAAGGAGGACAAGGTCTTCGTTAAGCTAAAAGAATTTGACAAGCCAATGATATGCAACAGGTCAAACTTCAAGCGACTAGAGACATTCTTTAACTCATTCAACGCAGAGGACTACGTAGGCAAGCAGATTGTAATGATGACAGAGAAGGTCAAGAGTCCACAAGGATTGGTTGATGCGCTACGATTTAGCGTCCGACCTTTACCAAAGAAGGAGCTACCTACACTAACAGCTGACCAGATGACAAAGGCCATCGAGGCCCTAGAGTCTGGCAGAACGACCATTGACAAGATCAATAAGGCGTACACTATTACTAACGAACAAATGGAGATACTAAATGAAATTAAGAATTAGATCATCGTCATGCGCACCATTGTTCTTGGGCGATGACGGACTGACAGACATCCAATTGGCAAAGCTTATTGAACTAAAGTCTAAGATAAAGTTGACAGAGGCACAGGCAAGGGAGCGTGACAAGTTAGAGATGAAGCAGGACTCGGTAGATTTGAGTGCTGGTGCCAAGAGCTTAATCGAGGACATCATCGATCAGCAGGTGTACAAGTACGAGGAGAACTTCTCCAACTCAAAGACACAGAAGGGGTGGGACGTGGAGGCAGAGTCGTGCGAGATATATAATCGTATCTTCTTTACGAGCTACCACAAGCAGGAATCGTTTGACAATTTCTACGAACTTGAGTACGGAATATCGGGTGGTCACCCAGACGTTGTTGATTGTGAAAGAAGAAGAGTGATCGACTTGAAATCGTCATGGTCAAAGAAGACGTTCCCTAAAACGTTGAAGAAGGCATACGATAGTGGCTATGAGTGGCAAGTAAAACACTACCTATACATGCTGACTAAGATGACTGGAGATGACTGGTCTGATGGTGAGGTTGCATTTATTTTGACAACCACTCCAGAGGCATTAAAGCCAGAGTACGAACACGACAGCCTTCACTACATGGAGGACCTAAACGATGAATTGAGGGCTACAATAGTACCTGTAAAGCTTACGAGCGATGATATTGTCAAGATGGACAAACGGCTAGCTGCTGCCGAGAAGTATGCAAATGAGTATTATAATTTACTAAAATCAAAAAACACATGAGTGATTTTAAAATGAGGGGGGTGATTAAGGTGATCAATGAAACGGTTCAGATCACGGACAAGTTCCAAAAGCGAGAGTTTGTATTGAACGAGCCTGACGAGAAGTATCCACAAGATATTTCATTTCAGCTGACTCAAAACAACTGCGAAAAGTTAGATCAAATCGCTGAGGGTCAAGAGGTTGAGGTATGTTTTCGTATCAGAGGACGTGAGTACCAAGGCAAGTACTTCAACAATTTAGAGGCATGGAGGGTAGATGCGATAGAGGGAGCTAAGATGCCAGAGCCAGCTATTGCTGTAGGTGACGCAAACGACACTGACGCAGACTTACCCTTTTAATTATGTTGTTGTTTTATTATTTATTTTCATCAGCATTCATGTTTGGTGTACTGCATGATCGATTGGCAGATGGCATAGGACATTTCATCATCATAGTATGGTGTGTGTGCCTAGGATGGATATCAATGCCAATCTTCATCGGACACTGGCTAGTAAGCATGATGAAAAAGAATTAGGTTAATAAGTCGGGATGTGAGATGGTCACATGGTCATGGGTTCGAGTCCTATCCCGACTTCACTTCATAGGTACAGTTAGGGTTCTGTGGTTAACCAACCATTTTTGGAAAAACTCTGGGTAGGCAGTTATGGATGGCCTACCCTCTTTTTTAAGTAATCAATTTAATTTTAATGTATATGTGGTATTCAAACTCAACACAAGGTCAGGTTGACACTATAGTCGACTCTGTAATTGTTCGATTCAAAGAAAGATCGATCAAGGGGATTAAGAAGTATAACAACACTATGGACAGAGATGATTTGTCTGTCACTGAGTGGATAGACCACGCCATAGAGGAGCAGATGGATAACATACTATACCTAACCAAGCTAAAGAAGGAACTAAGCAAATGATAACATACTTCAAGACCATAAACGATACATCTGAGCCGTTCTACAAGGACGTATCAATGGCAATCGATAGGATAAGAAATGGTGCCTCGAAGGACAAGGTGATGGATGTAAGAAATTCATCTAACAAGGACGAGAGGAATGATAAGAAGAAGAAGCTACCAGCGATATGTTTCTCTGGTACATTCAGCAGGCGATCAGACAATGCGATTATAGAGCACAGCGGATTTATATGCATAGACTTTGACGGATTTAAAAATGAGCAGGACCTGTACAACAAGAGGGAGATGCTAATGGAGGATAAGTACAGCTACTGTGTGTTCACGTCACCATCTGGTGATGGACTAAAGGTCTTGGTTAGCATACCAAAGGACCCGATGAACCACAAGAAGTACTTCTCTGCACTTAAAAAGTATTATGAT